AAAACCTCAAAACCACGTTAGGCCAGACCGTCACGGGTAAAGTGACTGGTAAATCATACAGGCTCTTTGATATCGCTTGGACGCCGCTGGCTGAAGATTCACAACAGGAGAAATTGATATGAGTGACGGCTACGATAACACGAATTCTGGACTACTGTTCCCAGCTAACGGCTCACAAGTCGTCAGGCAGGGCAAGATCGATATTGAAGGCGAGGAACATAACGTCATCATCGTCAAATGTACGACGGCCAAGGGCAACACCGTGTTTGAAATACACAAACAGGTAGGGGTTATGTTTGAAGCCGACGCCGACAAGGATTTTGATTCGCAGGGAAGCATCGACATTGGCGATGGAAAGATGAATGTCTGGGCGCGAAAAAAGACCAGCGCCAACGGTACGCCCATGACAGCCATCAGCATGGCTAGGCCCAAGCAGGAAACGCAATCAATCCCTATGGTGGCAGACACACCTGATCTGGATGGTGTCGATGATATCCCGTTCTGATGGCAAAGCGATACCAGAACAAAAAGCATTTGGAATGGATACACTCGCAGGGGTGTATCCTTCAAACCAATAGAGATTGCTTGGGGCCGATACAGGCGCATCACTTGCTGAAGCCGTGGGAAGGCGTCAGAGGCGTGGGGTTAAAGGCCACTGACAGGAATGTCGTGCCGCTGTGTTTGCGCCATCACATCATGCTTCACAAGCGTGGGAATGAGCTTGCGTTTTTTGATGAGCAAACTGGCAACCCTGACACTGGGAAACAAAACGCTGAATCCTTTTGGGAAAATAGCCCTCACAAGGAAACAAAATGATTCTCGACGCTGATATTGAAAAGGCCGTTGACTGGTTGCGTGACAACGCAGAGGACGCGGCTAAGAGCAAGGCTTACAGGGTTTATTTGGAAGAATACCGAAAGTCCCTCAAGGCCATCATCATGGCTGAACACAAAGACAAACCAGTGTCTGCCCAAGAGCGTGAAGCGTACTCTGATCAACGGTATATCCAGCATCTGGACATATTGCGGATCGCAGTTGAGGAAGATGAAAAGAAAAGATTTCTGCGGATAGCGGCAGAAGCCAAGATTGAAGCGTGGCGCAGTCTTTCTGCAAATCACAGGGCGGTGAAGCTCTGATTTATTGGTTGTGGATTTTTATCGAATTATACTAGCATGGGCCTTCCTCCCTAAACTGGCCCTGCTACACAAGCGGGGTCTTTTTTGTCAAAGGGTGTTGACAATAGTAAACAAGCCACGATATAACTCTATTATCGAAACCTAGCCACGGAGATCAAAATGAGCGTTTTATACAAATTCACAGACAACGAAACCAACATGGACTGGCATGTGCGCCTTGTATTCAAGGGTGACAGGTATGGACTTGATATGTGCCTGACGCACGATGAGGATGACATGCTGGTCGAGTTCTACGATTGCCGCTACGACTTTGAGCGTGATGTTGACGGCACCGTCTTAGGCCAGTTTGTCAGCCGCTACTATTTCAAAACACTGCGGGAAACTGATTGGACACAACAGGGCGGCTTGAATCTTCACGGCGGTGTAGATAGCTGGTCCGTTGGTTCAGCCCTGATGGTCAACTTGATGATCCTGATTCACCGTCAGCCAGAGTGTCAGCCAGAGCTTATGGAAGCCGCCCTGCAAGCTGAAGAAAAGGCCAGTGATGAACACCACGATATGCTCACCTTTGTTAGCAAAAAGTTGAAGGAAGGCTCTGACATCAGCGACCTGATAGAGCGGATCGATGGATATCTGAACGGCGGTAATATCGACAAGGCAACAGCCTAACCACAAGACCAGCCACCCCTTCATGGGGTGGCTTTAACACATGGGAGACGACATTGACTGTTGACAATAGTAAACAGTTAGTGGCAGAATCGCAGTATTGAACAACCACGATTCGCAACCACGGAGAACTGACCAATGACTGACCACGCAATCGACATCGATACCGCTAAGTATTTCATCGCCACTGGTGAAGGCAACGGCATATTCACTTTGCGGATGCGCGACGGCTTTGATGTTTATGGTGATGAGAAAACTGTCTATGTCTGCAATCTTTCTAAGGATGCAGACACTGCCATTCTCAAAGCGCGGTCTGTTATCGCGGAACGTGGCCATAACCCCTGTGAGCTTCTTGAGACTGTTGAGAGCATCAGCGCACATCAGTTTGAAACTTGGGGCGAGTGTGACCCAGAGCGCATTGCAAACATCAAAACAGCCAACAATGGCCTGATGCCTTGGGGTAAGTATTGGGGTCAGAAGATTGCGTCAGTGCCTGTCGAATATTTTGTCAACTGGATGTTCAACGGCAACATTGATGCGCCATGCGCTGATGTGGTCAAAGAGACGATCAGGCAACAAGTTCTCTTGCGCCGCGATGAGTTCATGGCCGTGGTTGAGGCCAACAAGGCGGCTGAAGAAAAGCGTCAGGCAGAGATTGAGGCCAAGCGCAACAAGTCAAACCACGTTGGCAACATCAAAGACCGTATCGACATCACCGCCACAATCACATTTGTCAAAGCGATTGAAACACATTTTGGCGTTTCACTTTTGACAATCCTTGAAAATGAACAGGGCGACGTTTTCAAGTATTTCGGTAGCGCCGACCTTGGTGACAAGGACGACACCATCACGATCAAGGCTACCGTCAAAGACCACGCAGTATATGACGGTGTTAACCAAACCGTCATCTCACGCCCGAAAACAAACTAAAAGGAACCATGAAGATGACATCACCGATTCACATTGACGACATGCCTGTTGGCACCCAGAGGTTCAGGGAGTCTTTGAGGCTCATAGCCGCAAACCCACGCCCTGATATTATTCAAACCGCCATAAGCCATCTTTCAGAGGATGAGTGCGTGACCCTGTTTAATATAATCACGGACATGGAGCATTTTCTGAGAGATCGCCAGATGGCTTTCCAGAGGATTTAGCATGACGCCTAACGAGTTCAAAACAATCCGATTAGGGCTAGGGCTATCTCAAACAGAGATGGCGAAACTGCTTGGCTACACAACCCGCGCGATGATCTCACGACTTGAGGGGGGTAGTAGAGTCATAACACCACGAATGGCCTTGACCATAAAACTGTTGATGGAGAAGAACGATGATAAGTTGGCACAACGCACCTGAGTATTCGCGCAAGGGATACATCTACAAGCCAGACATTCATGAAGATGAGGAAGGCATCCGAAAGGCAAGCCATCGTTGTGTCAATCGTGTTGACCCTAACGATGAGATGGTAGCGCCCGACTCGCCTTATAATTGGATGACTCAAGAACGATTCAATGAGTTTGTTGATATGATGGTGAGGGCAAGATCATGAAGAGGCTTGTGATATTATCGGCATTGTGTCTGGGCGCTTGTAGTGGCTATGCACCGCTTGTTGACCTTAGAAGCAGTGGCGACAAAGCCGCAGTGTATCAACGTGACGTTATGGAGTGCAAACAGCTTCTGGCCGATAACTTGACTATCTGGCAGAAGGCCGTCTTAGATCAAGATGTGATGTTGAATAGATGCTTGAAGGGTAGAGGACACTCTATTCTGACAGGGAGAGTCTAATGTTACGCATTAGTTGGTTCTTTCGGCTTATGACAATATTGGCTTTTGCTTTCGGGCTGTATCTTGTGACCATGATGTTGTTCATAATTGTCATGAACAAACTGTTATCCTGCAATGACTATATTTATGACCCCATGAAACAATGCGTAACCATACCGCAAATGCTTGGGCTTGGGTGATGGTCATGTTCCTAGAACCAATAACCTGTCTGGCGATGGCTATATATTTTGAGGCACGAGGTGAGCCGACTATCGGTCAAATGGCTGTTGCTCATGTAATCATGAACAGAGTTGAGAGCGATGATTTCCCTGACACGGTTTGCGGCGTGGTGACAGAAGGCGAAACATATATCACCAAGCCCGATCTGCCGATCAGGCACCAATGTCAGTTCAGTTTTTATTGCGACGGCAAATCCGACAAGCCAACAGATGAAGATGCCTTGCACTGGGCCACATCTATTGCGTGGGGGGTTTATCATAAGCAGATTTATGATCCGACGAATGGAGCGGTGTATTATCACGCTGATTATGTTCAACCTGATTGGGCTGAAACAAAGCGTCCAGTGCGTCAGATTTCCAGACATATATTTTATAAGGAGAATTAGATGGCTTTAGCTATTCCACCAAAGTTGCGTGAGCTTGATGTTGGCGTCATGGCGGCTGATCAGATCAATAAAAAAACCTGTGACGCACTTATAGGTCTACATGAAGATTCTAAAAATATTGCGGTGCAGGGGCGGATTCAATATGACAACACCAACGTGGTTGAAATGAACGTCCGACAAACTGAGTTGTTCGTCATCGATGAATATTTCAAATGGGTGGATGAACTGATTGTTAATTGCGCGATTGAAGCCAACAAGCAATTCAACTTCAACCTGACTGGCCTGCTTGAGCGGCCACAACTTTTGAAATATGCCGCGCCGTCGCAGGGCTATGATTGGCACTTGGACATTGGCCTTGGTGATTCTTCAACTAGAAAAATCAGCATATCGATTCTCTTAAATGACGATTACAAGGGCGGCGATCTTGCGTTCTTCACAGATGGCGAGAGCCACATCAGCCCAGATCGGGGAACTGCCGTAGCGTTCCCGTCCTATTTGCCGCATCGGGTGACACCGCTGACAGAAGGTACAAGATGGTCACTCGTTTGCTGGATAGCTGGAGAGCCTTTCAGATAAGACACTATCGGTCTTTTTCAAACATCAGCCCCGCCAGCGTCGTCAGCCTGTCCTTTTCTCTGATGCCCCTGTCAGTCAGCCTTAGAACGCCACCTGTTCGCTCTACAAACCCGTCTTTCATAAGACCGCTCAAAATGTACTCATAAGGCTCCCTGTCCCCTAGAACGGCGATTAATCCACCAAGGCGCACATTCTGCGTATTAGACAGAAAGCTCACCTTGTGAATCTTCTTGCTCATTTCTTGCCGAAAAACTTTGTCGCTGATCTTACGGCAAAGCTGGCGCTTACGATGACGCCCAAGGTATATTGATAATAGTCAGGCATGGCTTCTAAGGCATCAAAACCTTGCGCCACAATCTCCCTGCCCCAATCTCCACAAAATGCCAAAATTAGGGGAATCGAAAACAAAATTGTCAGCCACTCGTCTTTCCAAGAGTTTTGACTCCCCTTGGCCATGATCTTTTCCCAGCCAGCTTCATGTGTAGCCGCTGAGACTAGCACGGCGGCTTCCGCTTCAGCCCGTGCAACCTTGGCCTTGGCTGTAGCGGCTTTCTCTTCTGCTTTACCTTTTAGCCAGCCGCCAGCAAGCTCTGTTATGGCTGGGATCAATGCCTGTATCATACGATGCCCCTGATCTGTTTCAGCGCCTGTAAATCTTTCTCTCGACTGCCGCCATCGTAAGTCCACGCAAACCCACGAGTAACCATTTCTTTATTGATATCCATGTGACCACAAATGAAATGGCCAAGCATTCTGCCATATTTGCCGTCTTTCTCTGTCTGCACTTTGAGGCTTGGACAATCCGCAAGGCGGCGCTCTAAAAACTCTTTTGCGTCCATCCCCAATTCTTTTTCTTCCAGATTCGTCGTCCTGCTTTCTGGCGCGTCAATACCAGCCAGCCTGACACGCTCTTTTTTGGTAAGGCTGAATCCAAGATCTATGATGACATCCACTGTGTCACCATCGACAACTTTAACTATTTCTTTAATTTTATATTCATACATGACTGGATAAGAACCACTCCTGATTTCACAATTTCCAAACCCTATAGCCGCCGTCTGGCGTTTGCCGAATCCTCATGGTGAAGCCTCTGTTCCTGCCTGCATGGTAAGCATTCTGGGCCTGCCTTTGCGTCTCTACAGAAAAGCTCTCTCCTTTCTGCATATATTTTATAAAACCCCAGTTTTGCCTTTTTCTTCTTTCGATCTTCGCAATTTCAGATATTGGCACAGCCCCTGTGATGATAGGCTTTGTCATTGAAGACTTCAGAATTCTTCGCTGTCGTCACCAGTGCGAATCATCTCCGCGACTCTGACAGCCCGCGCCCCGACCTGTTTGGCATACTTGGAATCGAGTAATTCGTCGGCGGCTGTCTGATAGTCTCGTCTTTGTAAGCCGTCCAGAGTTTTGACGAATCCGTGAAGGCGCGGCATACCCATGTTGAACACCAAATCTGCCAAGGCTCTTTGTCTAACCTCTGACATGTCTCGCCACCAAGGCAGGGTCTTATCAAGCTCATCCTCTACAATCTTGATATCGTTTTGCAGAAGATAATCGACCTCTTCATCTGACAAGCCTCGCTCACGCAGATTCCTACCCACGCCTATAGTTTCAATTCCCAAATGGTCTTTGTAGACCAAATTCTTGACGCCCTCATGGAAACGCAACTGCGTTACAAATCTATTGATATTCATATCTGCCCCCTAGTCTTTGCCCAGCACACGATCAAGTTTGTCCTCAACACGATGCAATGCATCCATCACCGCTCTCATATCGTCCTTCATGTCAGACCTTGTGGCGTAATCTTCGCGCGTCCTGTTTAACAAAATCTCAACCCGTTTCAATTCTTTGGATTGTGTGCCAAGAAACCAGCCGCCACCCAAAATAATTACGCCCATGAGGCCATCGATAATATGCACTAAATCAATACCCATCAGAACGCCTCTTGGCAGGCAAACGTGATTCCATATTTACTAACATGGTCTGCATCCCAGCCCAGTTCGTCACTGGTCATTCGCATCAGACAGCGCGGATTAGATATCACGATGGCCGCGCTACTGCTAACCGCAACCTTGACCTTTGGCTCAATCTGGACTGATACAATACCAGAGCCATTGCTGTCTGCGTCATCCACAACCATATGCAGTTTTGACGATGCGGCACTGCCCAACTGTATATAATCGCCAGCCTTGAAGATACCTGTCACGCTGTTCTGCCCTGTACTGATCGTCAGCGTGAAATCGCCCACACTCGCGTTTGCGCTGAGTGTATTTGACCCCGTGATAGAACCTTGGGCTGACTTGGCATCTGGATCGCCTAACAGAAACGTGCCAACGCGCCCATGCAATTTCATGAAGAATGCTTCCCATGCCGCCGCTTCAGAGCGCATCATCGGTGGCAGGCTTATCTCTGCCGTCCAAAGCGCGTAATCATACTCAAAGACCTGTTGCTGGCCCGTGAACGGCGACTCTGCCATTGCGTTTTGCCTGATAAGACGCCAAGACGAATTGCGAAACGCTGGGGTGGCGGGATGGTTTAGGGGATATGTTGGTGCCGCCATTTATCTGCCAAACGCAGAGGCCACTTGACCACCACGCCTTCTGCTTTCTACGACTGCCTCAAGGGCTTGCTGTTTGAACACGGGCATCATTGTCATAATTTCGGCCCTTACCGTCTGCGATACGCCAGCGTCAATGTTGATTGATTGATTCACCACCGCACCCGACTGCCCAAGCATGTTCTTGGTGTCGTGGTTGTTTCTTATCACCCCTGCGGATGATGGCACGAACAACTCTGGGCCTCGCTCACCGACCAGCGTTGGCCCCTGAACACGACCACCCCCTGCGCTTGCGCCTAGTTTTGGCAACGGGATAGTCTGCAATTCCCCAGATGTGCCGCTTAAACTGAATACGCTATTCATGATGCGGTTGATCACCGCAAGCTCAAAGGCTTTGGATATCATCGTTTTGGCAAAGCTACTGAAGATATTTTGCAAGGAATCCAAGTTCATCTTGCCGCTAACAACCATATCAGCAAATGAAGCACTGATACCTCTTGACATCGATGCTAGTGATGAATGCATTTCCTTAGTCATCGGGTCCAATTCTTTCGCCTTTGATTCAAATTTATGTATTTCATCTGTGATCACACCAAAGGAATCAGCCACCATCATGGTTGCCGCTGTGGCTTCCTCTTCAAACTTATCTATTTCTTGCGTAATCAAACCAAAGGAATCAGCCACTATTACGGTTGCTTTCGCCGCTTCTTTATTTGCCTCTTCAAACTTTTCTATTTCTTCAGTGACCACTGCAAATGAATCTGCGACTAGCATGGTCGCATCTGCGGCTTGTTCACTTGCCACGCTGTTAAATTCTAAGGCATTTAATTCGGCTGATGCCTTTTTTGTTGCGGCTGTTGCATCAATCTGGGCCTGCAATCTTTCTTCTTCTCTGATCAGGCGCAGAATCTCATTGAGTTGATCATCAGTTGCCGACGTCAAATCTCTCGTAACTTTCAGCGCCCTTAATTCCGCTGACGTTCTGCCATCAATTTCATCGTTCAACAATCGAACTGCAAACCGCTGATCATTTAAGGCTTTGGTGACCTTATTTTCTGACTTGATTTGACCTTTTGTTTTTGTCTGTGTCCCACCACCAGAATCACCTGTTGGCGCATCCAGTGTGTCAGCAAGTTCTGAATTAAGTTTTTGAGCGTCTGTTGTAAGGACCGAAATTTCTGTTTGTAGCTCAACGATGTTGTTTTTGAGTCTTTGTAAGCCGCCCAAGGCGGCATTGCCTGTGGCATCCCCGCCCTTCGCCATGGGGAATAAAAGGGACATTACGTCATCTTTTGTTAATCCCTCTGTCGCCTTTTGCAAATCTTTTCGCGCTTGTGCTAATTTAATTGTCTTTTCTGTTAGTTCTGCCTCTACAGCCGTCAAATCTCTGAGTATGTTTTCCTGTGGCCTTCCAACCTCATCAATCATCCCAACAGCCACAAGAAATTCATTCAGTGAATTCGTTGCGTTAGCCAATCCTCTAGCCATGTTTGTCAGGGCTGGCAGTAATGGCGTTACAACATTAACAAGCAATTCATCTAGCGCGGCCTTGAGCGCCTTTGATGTATTGGCAAAGCTGTCAGCCGTTCTTGCGGCATCGCCTTGGGCATCTGTAGTGCCAGCGAGAATCAGATTCATCCTCGCCTGCACCTTGGTGGCATTGTCTACATCTTGAGCATTTTGCTTGACGCCCATCCGATACAGTTCTTGCTGTAGCGTGGCCTCTGTGATGACGATGCCAAACCGCCTAACAGTCTCATGGTTGCCAACCAGCGCAGACTGGAACGCCGCCATTGTCTCTGTATCGGATGCGTTGTTGAACGATGCAACATCGACTGCCAGCTTGGTAAGTTCTACGGATAATCTGGCGGCTTCACCACGGGCAAAACCCATAGGCAC